TTTTCACAAGAGGCACTCCTATGGGGTGCCTTTTGCGTTGCACGGAGGTATACAATGCCAGTACCAAGACCAGATCGAAACGGTTCACACCAACAGCAGTTCCGCATCAACAAGAAGAAGATATACGCTACACAAACAGTCTGCGGTATCTGTGGAAAACCTGTTGATTTTTCCTTGAAGTATCCACACCCACTGTCAGCTTGCATAGATCATATCATACCCATTGCAAAAGGCGGTCACCCCTCAGCCCTTGAAAACCTACAGCTTGCTCATTGGTGTTGCAATCGTCAGAAATCTGATAAATTGGTAGAAAAACAGGTGTTTGACCAAAGGTAGAAGCCGTATCCAACCGTGTTTTACCGCAAACTTTTGATTGGAAGTCGATTTAAGCACGAATTTTCACGAAGTTTCCAAATTTTTGAGTATAATGGGGGCATACCACCCCCTTTGAGGGCGCTTTTCACGTTCACGCCTTCATTGTGTAAATATCTCGCAGAATTTTAAACAGGAGCAAAAATATGACAAACGAAATATACGGAATTGACTATCTGCGACGCAGACTTGCCGATAAACAAACACGAGTGCTATTGAGATATAAGTACTACGAAATGAAAAATAACGCACAGGACTTTTCGAGCCTTGCTCCCGAAAAATTCAAGGGGCTAAAGGAAACTGTCGGCTGGTGTGCGAAAGCAGTCGATAGTCTTGCTGACCGCTTGCAGTTCGACGAATTTCAAAATGATGAATTTGATCTGAGCGAAATATTCTTGTCAAACAATCAGGATATACTCATTGACTCTGCGGTGCTTTCGGCTCTTATCTCAGCGTGTTCTTTCGTCTATATCCGAGAAGATAACGGCTATCCTCGCCTACAGGTCATTGATGGTTCAAATGCCACCGGTATCATTGACCCTGTGACAAATCTGCTTACCGAGGGCTATGCAGTGCTTGAGCGTGACAGCATGGGTGTTGTAAAGACAGAGGCTTATTTCATGGCAGGCATGACGGAAATATACTCCCATGGTGTGCTTGTTCAGCGTATACCAAGTTCTGCACCATATGCACTGCTCGTGCCGATAATATATCGTCCTGACGCAAAGCGCCCTTTCGGTCACAGCCGTATTTCAAGAGCCTGTATTGCCTATACACAGACAGCTCTCAGAACTATAAAACGCTCTGAGGTGTCGGCTGAATTTTACAGCTTTCCTCAAAAATATGTGCTTGGATTATCTGAGGACGCAGAGTTCAATAACCGCCTTGCTACGATATCCTCTTTTCTGAATTTCACGAAAGACGGCGACGGCGATCACCCCATTGTAGGACAGTTTCAACAGCAATCAATGACGCCATATACTGAACAGCTGAGAACACTTGCAAGCCTGTTCGCAGGAGAAACAGGACTGACCCTTGATGACTTGGGCTTTGCCACTGAAAACCCCTCCAGCGCAGAGGCTATCAAGGCAGGTCATGAAAACCTACGATTAACGGCACGCAAGGCGCAGAGGACGTTCGGAACAGGTCTGCTCAATGTGGGCTATCTTGCCGTTTGTATCCGTGACAGATACGCATATCAAAGAGATGCGTTCAGAGATACAAAAGTCGCATGGCTGCCTATCTTCGAGCCTGACGCTGCGGCACTCTCGGGTGTGGGCGACGCTATCTTGAAGATAAACCAGGCTGTGCCTGACTATCTTGGTGCAAGAAACATAAAGGCTCTCACAGGTATGGAGAGTGACGGCAAATGAGCGCACTTTCAGACAAAATAAAAAGCGACCTTGTCAAGCTTTCAAAAAGCGACAAACATTTGCAGAGCATTATAAAAAGGCTTGAAAGCGGTAACGCAAATCTTAGTGATGTTGATTACTTCGCACAGGCAACAGGAACTGTGCTGAAAAAAGTCTTTGAAAAAAGCATAACCGAAAGCCCAAAGGCTTTTACAGATGAACAGCTTATTGCTGAGATACTCCGTGATATATTCGGTGATAACTACGATCTTATAAACTCTGTGGCTGAGAATATCCAAAAGCAGCTTGATAAGGCGGCAGGCATAGGCATAAAGCCACAAAGAGCAGATTTCCCCTCTGAGAGGATAGAAAATCTTGCAAAAGTAACTGCTCAAAAGGACCTTACCGACAAGACGGCACTAAGCGAGTTCACTGCGTCAGTTGAGAACATAAACGGCTCTATTTTCACCGATTATGTCAAAACAAATGCTGACTTTCGCAGTAAGGCAGGACTTAAAGTCTACGTTATCCGTTCAGACCACAGCAAGTGCTGCGCATGGTGTTCAAAGCTTGCAGGAAAGTACGTCTATCCCGATGTTCCAAAGGACGTGTGGCGGCGGCATAAGCGCTGCACCTGTGAGATAACCTACGTCAATGAAAAGATAGGCACATATGACCAAATAAGCTATTCAGACGTTCAAAACGGCAAAGAGATCGAAACACGCAAGCAGGTCACAAGGCTCACACCTGAGCAGGCGAGAGCTAAGGAAAAAGAAGTGCTTAGCAGGATTGACAAATCGAAAAAAAGTGGTATAATGAAATCAGGAAGAAACCTTGAACGAAAAGAGCAAAACATAGGTGCGTTCTCAACGTTGACAGTGCCAATGCAGAAAAGAGAAATTCTGAACATATGTAGAAAATATTCTATTGATACTAGCGGAATAACCTTTAAGATTCAGCGTTCTGAAAAACTCCTTGCACTTCCTTTTTATGGCTCAACAGACTATAATAACATAGGAAGAATAGACTTGTTCCCAAGTGCATTTTCTTCTGAAGAGGAATTAGTAAAAACCATATTTCATGAAAAGTGCCACGTTTTACAGCTAAAGAAACATGGCAAAGCATATGCTCAGCAAAACTTAGATTTAATGGAAAAACAAGCTTATAGGTTTGAACGATTATTTTATAGCTTGGTTACAAAGAGGTGATAGTATGAAATGGCTTGACAATCTAGCGAGTATAAAGCAGCTCCATAAGGCAGGCAAATGCCCATATTGCGGACAAGAAAATACAGATTACAGATTGCTTGAAATAAGCAGTGGTAAAGGATATGGAGATGTTTGGTGCAATGACTGTAAAAAAGCTTTTCATATTTCTCGTATAGAAGTATCAGAGACAGACATTCGAGAAAAGCAGTTACCTCCTGAACTCAAATATTAGTTAATAACCGCTCCGCTACGGCGAGGCGGTATTTTTATACCCAAAATCAGAAAGGACGGATAAATATGAATTTCGGACAGGCGATCGAAGAAGCAAAGAGAGGTAAGAAAATAGCAAGAAAAGGTTGGAATGGCAAAGGACAGTATGTTGAGCTTGCCACTAATGTTAGTTATAAATCACCTAATGGTACTGTGACAAATGTAGACCATAAGGATATGGGCAATAAAGCATTAGCGTTTGTGGGAACTTCTGGCGTACAACTTGGCTGGCTTGCAAGTCAAGCAGATATGTTGTCGGAAGATTGGCAGACAATAGACTAATCAAACATCGGAACTAAGCACCTTAACGGGTGCTTTTTTGGTACCCGAAAAAAGGAGGTAATTCCCTATTGAGGATAAGAGAATCGGCAGGCAGACCCCCACCACAGCCCTTGTCCTGCCTTATGAGCAGACTAAGGGCAACGAGGCTGTAGAGCTGTATAACAGCACAGGCAGGACTGCTCAGGAATGGCAGGAGATACAGCTTTATGACATAATGGCGACCAATGGCGAAGGCTTGTGGACGCATATGAAATACGGCTACAGCGTGCCAAGACGTAACGGAAAATCTGAAATACTTATCATGCGTGCTCTCTGGGGACTTATCCACGGAGAGCGTGTTCTTTATACGGCACACAGAACGACCACCTCTCACAACGCATGGGAAAAGGTCATTGAACGTCTTGCAAAGGCAGGATATACCGAAAAAGAGGACTTCAAGACCACAAAACAGTTTGGCCTTGAACGTATCGAGTGGCTCAAAGATAATGACGGAGGTCTTATCAACTTCCGTACACGGTCATCAAAAGGGGGACTTGGTGAGGGCTATGACCTGCTCGTTATAGACGAGGCTCAGGAGTACACGGCTGACCAAGAAAGTGCATTGAAATACGTTGTTACCGATTCTGCAAACCCTCAGACACTGATGTGCGGCACTCCTCCCACTGCGGTATCATCTGGAACTGTGTTCTATCAGTACCGCCGTGATACGCTTAGCGGAACTAACGTTGACAGCGGCTGGGCAGAGTGGAGCATACCTGAAATGGCTGACGCACATGACCCTGAACTGTGGTATGAAACAAATCCCTCACTCGGCACGATATTAACCGAGCGTAAGATACGTTCAGAGCTTGGCAAAGACCAGACAGACGATAATATTCAGCGTTTAGGTCTGTGGTTAAGATACAATCAGAAGTCCGCTATAAGCCGGGAGGAATGGCATAACTATCAGCTTGATACAGCACCAAAACTTTCAGGCACGCCTGAACTGTTCTTCGGTGTTAAGTATGCAAGATATACGGCAAATGTTTCTCTTGCAGTTGCTGTTAAAACTTCTGACGGCAAAATATTCGTTGAAGCTATCGACTGCCGCCCTGTGCGAGAGGGGAACGGCTGGATGATCTCATATCTCAGAAATCCTCACGCAAGGCAAGTGACCATAGACGGTGCAAACGGACAGGCTGTGCTTGAAAGTGATATGAAAGACGCAGGAGTTAAGTGTAAGGCTGTGCTGCCAAAGGTTGCTGAGGTGGTGCAGGCGGCAGCTCAGTTTGAGCAAAATCTGTTTGCCGATAAGATATGCCACGCAGATCAACCAGCACTTGAGCAGGCTGTTTCAAACTGTGAACACAGAGCCATAGGCTCAGGCGGAGGTTTCGGTTACAGCTCTATTATGGAGGGTGCTGACATTTCGCTGTTAGAGTCGGTGGTGCTTGCACATTGGAGCTGTGCGAACGCTAAAGAAAAGAAAAAGCAAAAGATAAGCTACTGATATTTGAAAGGAATGATATTATGGCAGAAGAATTTGAGCCTGTCACAACGCAGGAACAGCTTGACAAGATAGTAAATGCCAAGCTGGAGGAAAACACAAACGCTGTCACAAAGCAGTTTGAGGGATATGTTTCCCCTGCTGATATGGCAGAAAAGGTCAAGGGCTATGAAACCACTATAGCAGACCTTACGGCAAAGGGCAAGGCGGCTGAACAGAGCCTTTTCAGGGTGAGAGCCGCACAGGAGTACGGACTTCCTGCGGAGCTTTCTGACAGGCTCAGCGGTGAGGACGAGAAGTCTATAAGAGCCGATGCAGAAAAGATGTCAAAATATTTCAAGACATCACACAACGCCCCTGATTTCAGAGCAGAGGGCGACCCAAGCAAAAACAGTGCGGAAAACGCACTTAGAAGAACACTTGAAAAGCTGAAAGGAGAATAATCATGGCAGAAACAATTAAGAGAGGCACACTTCTTGAGCCTGAAACAGTAACAAGCATTTTTTCAACAGTAAAGGGTCATTCCTCCCTTGCAAAGCTTAGCGGCAGAGATCCTGTATCTTTTAACGGCAACGACTATTTCGTTTTCTCTATGGACGATGAGGCGGACGTTATCGGTGAAAGCGAGGCTAAATCCGCAGGCAGTGCTAAGCTCGGAAAGGTGACGATGAGACCGCTCAAGATCGAATACGGCGCACGCTTCAGTGACGAGTTCATCTATGGAACAGACGAGAAAAAGCTTGAAGTCATGAAAGCATTTGCAGAGGGTGCAGCGATCAAGTTTGCTCGTGCTATCGACATTCTCGGTTTTCACGGAATCAATCCGAGAAAGAAAACTGTTGTCGCTGCTCTCGATAATAACTATATCGACAAGGCGGTAGCTGACAATAGTGCAAAGGTCGATTTTGACAGCACAGACCCTGAGGGCAATCTTGAAGACGCTATTGCTCTGCTTGGTGAATACGAGGCAACAGGCTTTGCACTTTCAAAGGACTTTGCCTCTGCACTTGCAAAGCTCAAGGTCAACGGTGTAAAGCAGTATCCTGAGTTTGGCCTTGGTGCAAATCCAGGCAATCTCAACGGCACAGCTTGTGACGTCAACTCCACTGTAAACTTCAATAAGGGTACAGACAGAGCTATCGTCGGCGACTTTGCGAGAGCCTTTAAGTGGGGCTATGCTAAGGAACTTCCTTTGGAGGTCATTCCTTATGGCGACCCTGATAACTCAGGCAGAGATCTGAAAGGACACAATGAGGTGTATCTCAGAACAGAGGCTTATATCGGCTTTGCTATCCTTGACCCTAAGGCATTTGCAGCCGTTCAGGCCGTTCAGGCAACAGAATGAGCAACGTTTATGCCACTATCGACGACATAGCAGTATACGGACGAAAGCTTACATCACAGGAGCAGCAGGCGGCGGATAGTCTTATCGAGACCGCCTGCGCAAAGCTCCGTGTTATAGGCAAGCGTTACGGCGTTGATGTCAATACCCTTGTGACAAGTGATGAAGACTATGCGTTGACAGTAAAGGCGATAATCTCAAAGGCTGTTGTGAGAAGTCTTGACTGTTCGGCTGATAATGCACCACCTGCTGTGCAGGCGTCGCAGGCAGCTATGGGCTATTCGGTGTCAATGACTTATCTCAATTCAGGACAATCTTTATATTTTCTCAAAAACGAGTTGAAAGAGCTTGGTATCATTCGTCAGAGGTGGGGAGCTATGGAGGTATATGACTATGAGAACAATGATAAAGGGAATTTCGGTGAAGCTTAAAGTGCAGACGCAGACAGGCGTTGACGGCTTTGGCAGACCAACTTATGAGGATAGCTGGGAGCTTGTTGACAACGTTCTTGTAGGCGAGCCGTCATCTGATGATGTTATAAGTGAGCTTAACTTATCAGGTAAGCGGATAGCTTACACTCTTGCAATACCAAAAGGAGATACACACGTTTGGGAAAACACAGAGGTCGAGTTCTTCGGCAGGAAATTTTGCACCATAGGTTTCCCTACTGAGGGCATTGAAGAAAACCTGCCCCTCAGCTGGAACAAGAAAGTCAAGGTGGAACTGTATGGGTAAAGTGAAGATAGTTCTTGACCGCAAGGCAGTAAGGCAAATGCTGCGTTCAAAAGAGGCTGAGAACATATGCCGTGAGTTTGCCGACAAGGCGGCACAGCGGCTGGGTGACGGCTACGAGGTGTCCACCTATTCAGGTAAAAAGCGTGTGAACGCAAGCATAAAGGCTGTGACCTACAAGGCGAGAAAGGAAACAAAGCAAGACAATGCCATATTAAAGGCGGTGCTGAGAAAATGATAGAAGAAGTTATGCTGGGCTATCTGAGCAAGAGCCTTGACGTTCCCGCATTTATGGAAGAGCCTGCAAAGCCGCCGCAGAAGTATATCATCATCGACAAGCTTGGCTCGTCTGAGAAAAACAGACTATCTTCGGCGACCCTCGCCGTGCAGTCATACGGCGGCAGCCTTTACGAGGCGGCAAGGCTCAATCACACCGTCAAGGCAGCTATGCGTGACACTGTGATACTTGATGATGTCATATCCTGCAAGCTGAACAGCGACTACAACTACACCGATGAGGAAACAAAACGATACCGCTATCAAGCAGTATTCGACATACGATATTATGAAAAGGAGAGATAACAATGTCAAACACCAACAATGCAAACAACGTTACCGCAGGCAAGCCTAAGATAGGCGGTGCGGTATATCGTGCACCTAAAGGCACAACGCTGCCGACAGACGCAACATCGGCTCTTGCAGCGGAGTTCAAGTGCCTTGGCTATTGCTCAGAGGACGGACTTTCAAACGGCAATGACCGCTCAAACAGCAACGTAGCAGCCTGGGGCGGAGATGTAGTGCTCAATATGACCAACGCAGGCAGCGACACATTCACGCTGACGCTCATCGAAACGCTCAACGAGGAAGTGCTCAAAACTGTCTACGGCTCTGATAACGTCACAACTGCACTTGAGGGCAAGGACATAACAGTTGCCGTGAACGGCGGCTCTGACGAAGAGAGCGTGTATGTTTTCGAGCTTATCCTCAAGGACGGAGCTTTAAAGCGTATCGTAGTCCCTTGTGCCTCTGTAACGGCTCTGGGCGAGATCAAGTATATAGACACTGACGCAGTGGGCTATAACATCACGCTGACAGCCGTCAACGACAGCAAGGGCAACTCACACTATGAGTACATTCACCTGAAATCTGAGTAACAGGAGGAAGATCATATGCTTAAAGGTATCACAAAAAGCGGTTTTGACTATGAGATAGAGGATAAGGCTCTTGACAACTGGGAGCTGCTTGAATCACTTGTGGCGATAGATGAGGGCGACACTGCCGCTGTCATCAAGGTGGCAAGACAGCTCCTTCCCAAGGCACAGCTCGACAGCCTCAAAGAGCATTGCAGAGATATAGACACAGGAATAGTGTCAAGAAACAAGATGCTTGCAGAGATCGCCGATATACTGAAAGGCGAAGGCTCAGAGGGCGACAAAACAAAAAACGCCTGAGGGCTGTCTGCGGACTTGCCCATATGATATGCCGTGATGAGATGTCGCTTGCCTGCGATCTCGCAGAGGTCTATCACATATACGACTACAAAACGCTGCCGCTTTCCTCAGTGGCGGCGTTTTTTATGGGTCTGCGTCCCGACAGCCGATGCAAGATGCTGCTCTCGGGGGATAAGGTCACTCTTGACACGCTCCTTGCTGCAATGATATATGACAAGCTTGCGTGGCTGCAATGGGCTAAAACGAAAGACGGTGCAAGAGGTGTGAACATACCCGAAACTGTTGTTTCAAAGCTTTTAGGCGACAGTGAGAGCAAAACACGAGGATTTACAAGTATCGAAGAATTTGAAAAGGCAAGGCAAGATCTGATAGGAGGTGAAACGTAATGGCGGAAGGAACTAAGCTTGCGGACGCATATGTGCAGATAATACCTATCTCAGAGGGCATAACAGGCAGAATAAAAGACCTGTTCAAAGACCTGCCCGACGAGGGCGACAAGGCAGGCGACAAAACAGGCAGCTCCTTTGCCTCAAAGCTCAAAAAAGCTGTTGCGGCGGCAGGTGTGGGAGCGGCTATAAGCAAGGTCGTCACCTCTGCATTCACTGAGGGTGCGGCACTTGAACAATCTCTTGGCGGTGTTGAAACGCTCTTTAAAAAGCACGCTGATATCGTCAAGAAGAACGCACAAGATGCCTACAAGACCGCAGGAGTAAGTGCAAACGAGTATATGGAGAACGTCACGAGCTTTTCTGCGTCGTTGCTTTCATCTCTTGGCGGTGACACTCAAAAGGCTGCAAATGTCGCCCACACTGCTATGGTGGATATGTCCGACAACGCCAACAAATTCGGCTCGGATATGCAGTCTATACAAAACGCTTATCAAGGTTTCGCAAAGCAGAACTACACAATGCTTGACAACCTCAAGCTTGGCTACGGTGGAACAAAGTCTGAAATGGAACGGCTCTTGCAGGACGCTCAGAAGCTCAGCGGAGTTGAATACAACATTGATAATCTGAGTGACGTATACAACGCTATCCACACAATTCAGCAAAACCTTGATATCACAGGCACAACAGCCAAAGAGGCAAGCACCACCTTTTCAGGTTCATTCGCAAGCATGAAAGCTGCCGCCAAGAACTTTCTTGGTGTGCTTACATCAGGTGGTGATGCTGATAAGGCTTTAAATGACCTGATAGGTTCGACAGAAACATTTTTCGGTAACGTAAAGCGACTTGCAAAGAGCTTTGTATCTCAAACGGCAAAGGTATTTGATTCAGCAGTTGGTCAGCTTTTTGAGAAAATGGGCGTTGACGCAGAAAATATAGAGGGCGTTATAGAGGGTGTTCACAACGCCCTTAAATCCATAACAGCGGCAATTGTGACATTCATTGCGGTGTCAAAGGTGTCTGCGGTCACAAAGTCCTTTGAGGGGCTTACTCTGCAAATGATACAAGGCAAGGCTATGGCAACGGCCATGAATGCCGAAATGGCTATAACTCAAAATCTTGCGGCAGGTATCGCTGCAGGAGTTGCACTTATAGGCAGTGCAATCATAAATCATTTTGCCAATGAGATAGACGTCACAGAAAGCAGTATAGTGAATTTGTCCGAGAGCGTCAAACAGTTTTCGGACAAATGTCTTTCCACCAAAAGTGCCGTTGAAAGTCTTCACGAGGAGCTTGCCGACAGCACAGACAGCAATAAAAAGCAAGCCGACTCCTATCGTGTGCTCAATGACAGGCTCAAAGAGCTGAATGAAACTGAAAATAAAAGTGCTGATGAAAAAGCCGAAATGCAATCCATTATAGATCAGCTCAACGGCGATATAGAGGGCCTTAATCTGACCATAGATGATCAGACAGGCGGCTTGAAAAACAACACAGCCGCAGTAAGCGATATGCTTGACGCTTATGCGGATATGCAGGATACAAAGGACTTGCAGGATAAGCTTGCGGAGGCTCTGAGAAACCAAGCGGCGGCTCAGAGCGAGTATGATGAGGCTTTGGAAAGGTACAAACAGGCTAAGGCTGACGGCTTGACAGGTGATGATTTTGACGCACTTGCACTGTCCCTCAACACCGCTCACGGTGCACTTACAACAGCAAACAATGACCTTTCCTCTGTAAGACAGTCCATAGAGGAAGCAAACATCGCTCAGAAAGAATTTGCCGACGCTTATGCTCTTACAACAGGCTCGATAGCAGAACTCTCGGAAGAAACGCTGTCGCAGATAAATGACATCTGCGGCAAGTATGCAGACGCATACAAAACCCAGCACGATCTTGTGTTCGGACAGATAGATCTTCTTGACGAGTTCTGCGGAAAGTCAGACGTGACCGCCGAACAGCTTATCGCAAATCTTGACGATAACATAAACGGCTTTACCAACTGGGAAAACAACCTTGCTAAGCTGAAGAAAAAGGTCGCAGACGGCATTATCTCACAGGACTTTTACAATAATCTTGAAGAAATGGGTCCAAAGGGCGCAGGCTACGCAAAGGCGTTTGTTGATATGTCAGATAAGGAACTCAAGAAATACTCTGCCAAGAGCAAGGGCATTTTTGACGAAATGAATGACTACGTTGACAGAAGTATGAGCAAGATGAAAGATTCTTCTGCAAAGCTCCTTGCAGACCTTGTTGACCTGCCGTCACAAAACTACTACAGTATGCGGACGGCGTATGAAGTACTAGGACAGTACGCCGCAGACGGCTATGCAGACGGAATAAAAGGCAGAATGCCCATAGTAAATGCCACAGTAAGTGAAATGATACGAAACGGCATAACCGCCGCAAGGCTTGCTCAGGATTCACATTCTCCGTCAAGAGTTTTCCGTACACTTGGCGGATATGTGGGAGAGGGATATGCTCTTGGTGTGGCTGATGAAACGTATCTTGCGGTGCAGGCTTCTGAAAACATGGTCAGATCTGCAATACAAAGTGCCAGCAGTGTTGACAGCAGGATAGATGTATCTTCACTGAGAGAACAGACAGCTACACAAACTGTGCCTGATACGTCAAACATGGGTATGCGGTCGGCTATACTCAACGCCCTTGCAGAGTATGCCTCTGTTGACGGCAAAAGCACCAAACAGCCTATCAATGTAACTGTGGAGATAGACAAGCGAGCTGTTGGCAAGGCTGTGGTAGAAGATATAAACTCGCTGACAAAGCTTAATGGCAAGTCACCGCTTGTATAGGAGGTATGCAATGGAATATCTGAAATTCGGTGATACTGAAATAGCTGTGCCGACAACGTTCACAATAGATAAGAAAAAAATAATGTCTGATAACGCAGGGCTTTCCTCTACCTGCAAATATGTGGGTGACGTAAAGGGGCTACAGACCACGCTTCACATAGAGTGGGCAAATCTTAAACCGCAGGAAGTGGCAGCTATAAACAGCTATGTTCTGAATATGCAGGACACTGACTTTCCTGTTACCTATCTTGACGAAACTTTCAACGAGGTCACAGCACGCTTTCGGGCAGAGGGAACGGCATATGAGCAGTGGGGTTGGGATAAGAAAAGACAGCTTTGCAAGGTGCTTTCCCTTGACCTTTATGCCTATTCCGGTACAGGTGAGGTGACATAAATGTACACAGTAAGCGACATTGTATCATCAAAGATAGAGAGCTATTGCAGAACGTGGAGAATGGAGCTTGAAGACACAAACAGCATACTTACAGGCGACAAGATAGTATCTGCAAGCAGTACAGCTCAAAGCACATCTATTTCCGACGATATAGAACTAGGTGCGATATGCTCACAATCGTGGAACATGACCATAAGTGACACTGAAACAGCGTTTCTTGGTAAAGAGTATGACACATATCTATACCTCATGGATTATGAAACTGACGGCATACTTTCAGACGAAAAGATACCAATGGGACGTTTCACCTGCGTGAAGTCGAAAAAGTCGGGCGGCAGTGTCCAGCTGACAATGGCGGATAGATTATATTTTTCCGACAAGCCATATGTGCCGCATATTCCTATGCCAAACTGGAATAAAGCCTTTGAAGACGACATATGCAGACAATTAGGCTTGCAGAACGGTAATGACTATACAGAGGTGCGACTACTGCGTGACAAGAACGGCAGAAGGTTGATAGATAATAACGGCAAGGTGCTGTACTCAAAATACTTTTACTTCAAGGTCAGCTCATTGCCAAAGGACGTGACCATGCGCCAAATGCTGTCCTATCTGGCTTCTGCACAAGGTCAGTTTGGTTATGTTGACAGGTACGGAAAGTACGTCCGAAAGTGGTACGGCTCGAGCGTGAAAACATTGGATCCCAACACAATAGACCTGCCAACACTGTCAGAAAGGCAGAACGCTATCGTGGGCATTATCTGCAAAGTCAGTGACGATGAAACGCTGTCGCTTGGTGTGACAGATACCACGCAAGGACGTGTGCTAGAGTTTGAAAATCCGTACATGACAGAGTCTTTGCTACAATCTCTGTGGCGCAGGATAGGTGGATTTTCGTGGTACACTACCGAATTGTACCACAGACTTGGTGACCCACGTTTCGACATAGGTGACGTGGTGACCTACACCAACGGTGCAGACAGCTATGACATACCAATAACAAATTTAGGATTTACTTTTGACGGCGGACTGAGTGCTGATATTTCTGCGGTAGGTCTGTCGGTAGAAGAACAGCTTTAAAAAGGGGGCGAGATAATGGCTGATGAAAATTTGACATTGGCGCAGGATATCACCGAAAACGATTATCCGATGCAACACGCAGGTGAAGAAATCGATGAGATACTGAGTAGAGCCGGCAAGATACACTATGGCACTGTGGAACACAAGATGACGGGAGCAAATGCGCTGATGCGGATACCGCTTGGACTGACTTTTGCGCCTAAGCAGGTCATAGCAACGCTACGGCAGACAGACACACCAACACCATATCAGAACTACTGCACCCACGTTTATGGGTCAGGAACGTCATACTATCTGAGCGTCTGCATGGGAGCTAATAACGGGCCAACATTGGAAACCGTTCCAACAGGAACATACTATGTTGATTATATTGCAATAGAGTAAAGAGAGGTGATTAAATGACGATAACATTAAATTCAGACTACGATGTAACACTGAACACAGCCCTACTAGGCTACGTTGGTGAAACAAATGCTAGACCTGTGTCTGTCGAGGGCATGGAGATAGACGGCGCAGACCGCTATGTAATGACGATAGACTACGGCGACGGCGTTCAGTATGAGGTCGATATCACAGGCGGACAGTGGACGCCAACGGCTGATATACTGCGTTCAGCGCAGACAGTCAGCTGCCAGATAGCGGCGAAGAAGCTGTCAGGTGATGAATATGTGCTGGTGAAGAAATCACGCATATTCCGCCTGCGTATCGGTGCGGCTATAGGTGACACGGCTATCCCGTCACCTGATGTGGCTATGGACGCACTAGACCGCATAGACGCCACAGGCAGACAGGCGCACGCAGATATGCAGACAGCCGTCACCGCCGCAGAAACGGCTACTACAGAGGCAAATAACGCCGCTAAATCTGCCGCAAACGCAGAGAAATCAGCCGACACGGCAACGCAGGCGACAAGCCGTGCGGAAACCGCACAGGCATCTGCTGAAACGTCCGCAACACAGGCAGAAACCGCCATGCAGGGTGCCGAAACCGCACGTCAGCAGGCGGTCACAGCGCAGAACGCCGCCAAGATATCCGCAGCCCAAGCATCTACATCTGCACAGCAAACCGAAGCCGACAAGAACATAACGGCAGGCTATGCTAAAACCGCAAAGACCTGCGCTGACAGCACTGCAGCAGACAGACAGGCGGTGGCTGATATGGCGGAACAGGTCGAGGCGGACAAGACCACAGTGGCAGAAAACGCTGCTAAGGTCGCAGAGGACAGGGCAGCCGCTGAAACTGCCGCACAGACAGCACAATCCATAGCTGACAGTCTGCCTGAGGACTACGTGACGGCAGTCAGTAAGATAGCTGAAAATACAGCTGAAATAGGACGTATAAAGCTGACGGATAAAGAATTGACAAGACGTGTAAATGCACTGTACGACATTGGTCAGGGTGTGACGCATAGGTTTGAAACGGACACAGATACGGCATATGCAAAGACAGTGCCTACGGGCGGTAAGCTGATGTCGGTGAAGAGTGTTGGTGGTAGGTCTATTGTATGGAACCAGCTAATATCACAGATTGTCGAAAAAACATCTAATGGTATTGCAACTACAAAAATTGATAGCAAATCGCTGCATATCAGTGGCACGTCGTCAGCGGTTTGTTTTATACCGATATCCCCGGTACAAACCGGAATTTCAAATCATAAATATTTATTCCATTCGCACGCCAGTGATACTACTGCGCTGTCTAGTGGTACGGGTTTTTACAACGATAACGGCGGAAATAGGTGGCATGAATACGGCAAAGGTATAATATTTACAATGGATGGAAATGGTACAATTGCAATTGCGTTCCGTGTAAATTCTAATATAACTGTAGATTTTTCAATCACGCCACAGATTTATGACCTCACCGCCATGTTCGGCTCAGGCAACGAACCTGCGAGCGTGGAAGAATTTGAGAAAATGTTCCCAGCGGACTACTACCCATATAATGCAGGGGAGATTGTTAGTGCAGGCACAGAGAGCATTGTGGAGCAGGGGAAGAATTTGTTTGACTATACTGACAAAACCTATCATGGAGCGAATGTAAGCAAGGTTGAAAATGGTGTTATTTACACGAAACAATTATTGACAACTATCCTAAATATTCCGACTATTGTCGGCAATAAGTATACGCTGTCATTAAAAACAAAAAGTATTTCAACTAGTCAAGGTATATTGCGGTGGTCATTGCAAAAAGGAAAAAACACAGCATATGCAGACGATAGTTCGCTGATAAAAAAGGTGGTAGGTACGGTAGCAAACACAGAATATCAGGAAACAGTTACTTTTACAGCAACTACTGATTTTGTGTCGCTGTGCGGTCTAACGACTATGGTTTATGACGTCCAGCTAGAAAATGGTGATACCGCTACCAACTATTCCCCATTCTATCAGACTGAACACACAATCCCCGAAGCAATCCGCAATCTGCCTGGCTACGGTTGGAGTGCAGGAACGGCACGAAACTATGTGGACTATGAAAATAAAAAATACTACCAGTGTGTGGGTAGTGTGGATTTAGGAACGCTGACGTGGACTGCTGGTGAATCTGTGTCATTTAAAACACATCATTTAGCCGGGCAAAAATTGACAAAAAGTTATAGCATTGCACCAAATTTCATATGCCCAAAATATTCGACAAAAACGCAAAATGAATCGTGGGGCAAAACCAGTATAACAGGCATATCAGCTACATCAAACGTTAACGGGTATATCTATGTCAACGATACGTCCTATACCGATGCCACCGCATTCAAACAGGCAATGCAGGGTGTTATCCTATACTACGAACTAGCAAACCCAATCGTCACGGATATTTCAACCATGCTAACAGATGATTTTCTGCGAAATCTAACAGTCGAAGCAGGCGGTTCAATCACGTTCAAGGGTGGTAATGACGATTACAGAATACCAGTGCCAAGCGAAGAAGAATACATCGTCAAACTGAGTGAAGTGGGAGGTACAACATGACGGATTTAGAAAAATCTATGGTTGAGAGCATGGGGCTGACGGAAGACAATTTTCGCAAGCCCAAGGTCACCGAGATAGACAGGATAAAGGCAAACGTCGATTTTTTGGCTATGCTGAACGGTGTTGAGCTGAATGAGGTGAGCGGTGATGAGTAAAAACTATGCAAAGGTCAAGAGATACTATGACACCCGTTTGTGGTCGGTTGCTATGGTGCACACCGCCGTCGGCAAGTGGATCACGGCTGAGGAATATGAGATGATAACAAAGGAGGCATACCATGAAACAGAAGTTAGCGAAGCTCATTGACGTAAAGTCCATTGTAACACTGTTCTTGACAGCGGTGTTCTGCGTGTTGGCACTGCGCCGCACGATTTCAGCAGATCAGTTCATCACGGTGTTTACTGTGGTGATATCGTTCTATTTCGGCACGCAGTCAGCCAAAAGAAAGTCAGGTGATGATGAGTGACGGAAGCGATAATAGTCGCACTGATAACGGCGGCTTCGGCGGTAGTGTGTCAGATTGTCATAGCATCTAACAGCCGTAAGACTATGCAGCAGGCGCAGTATGATAGCCAGAAAACGATACAACAGGCGCAGTATGATAGCCAGAAGCTTATCGAGTACAAGATAGACAAGCTGTCTGAGCGTGTGGACAAGCACAACAGTGTTATTGCTCGCACCTATAAACTGGAACAGGATTATGCTTTGATTGATGAGAAAATCAAGGTGGCTAATCACAGGATTGATGATTTAGAAAGGAAGTAATTTTATGGCAAAGACATTCAAGGGTATTGACGTTTCACAGTATCAGCAGAGCATTGACTTCAAAAAGGTAAAAGCTTCGGGGGTCGATTTCGTTATCATTCGTGCTGGCTTCGGCAAGTACGCAAATCAGAAAGACCCATATTTCGAGAGCCACTACAAGGCAGCTAAGGCGGCAGGGCTAAAGGTCGGTGCTTACTGGTACAGCTATGCGGCAACTGTCGCTGAAGCAAAGGCAGAGGCTCAGACCTGTATCAACGCTATCAAGGGCAAGACGTTTGAGTATCCGATATACTTTGACCTCGAGGAACGTTCACAGTTCGCAAAGGGCAGAGCATTTTGCAACAGCCTTGTCAAGACTTTCTGCAATGCACTTGAACACGCAGGCTACTGGGCAGGACTGTATATTAGCCGTTCGCCTTTACAGCAGTACATATCTGCCTCTGTTGCCAAGAGGTATGCCCTGTGGGTCGCTGAGTACGGCTCACGTTGCAACTACGGCGGAACATATGGTATGTGGCAGTACACCAGCAGCGGCAAGGTCAGCGGTATCAGCGGCAATGTTGATATGGATATCTGCTATGTGGACTATCCTGCAAAGATCAAGGCGGCAGGGCTGAACGGCTTCAAGAAGCAGGCTATCAGACCGACTAACAAGCCGACTACAAGCTCCACCAAGAAGACAGTAACGTACACTGTGAAGCGTGGAGACACGCTCTCGGGCATCGCACGGCGTTACAAGACCACTGTTGCGAAGCTTGTCAAGGATAATGGCATCAAGAACCCGAACATTATTTACGCAGGGCAGAAAATTAAAATCAAGTAGGTAGAATTTCAGCCGTCTCGGACTTTTATTGGTCTGAGGCGGCTGTTTTTGCGTACACGAATTATACACGATAAAGCTGAATTGTAAATATATGCTTGTGAAATGTGGAACAAACGAAATGGCTTAAATGATGTAAATGCGTGGTTTACAAGCAATTTTATAAAGCAATAAAAAGTGGTGTGAAGTGGTATATTTAATCTCTCCATCTCCGCCATAAGTCCACCGTAATTTTGATAGAATTGCGGTGGATTTTTTCTATGCCCGAAAACCGCTTAAAATAAGGCTTTTCGGCTGTTTCAGCACATAAGCTAACCCCGCCACAGAGCATTTCTGCGGCGGGGTTTTGTGCTTTATATGGGTTTTGTGGCTTTTTTGTCGTTGCAATCGTTAAACAGCTGGGGTAATCGTTGATTTACTGAAGTATTCGTTAAACAGCCGAGTTCTGATAATACTCCTTATGAGAAAATCGGCGATGAAGTTCGGTCTCTGGCAGATTTAGCGCCTTTTGAGATACCTTCATCTTGGGAATGGTGCCGTGTAGGAGACCTTTTCTCGAATATGTCTGGGCTTGCATACAAAAAGGACGCTCTCGCCATAAAGGCAGACAAAATGGTGAAAGTACTGCGTGGCGGGAATATCGGTGAAGAGCAGTTCTATTTTAAGGGCGATGATGTTTTCGTTTCAAGCGAACTTGTAAAGCCGGAACTGTATTTGAGAAAAAACTATATGATTACACCTGCAGTTAGTAGCCTGGATCACATCGGCAAAATCGCATTCATAGACAAAGATTATTCCGACACGGTTGTTGGCGGTTTTGTGCTTATGCTCATACCACACTTTAACGACGATGTCGTATCAGAATATCTGCTCTACGCTTTTGCTGCTAAACACCATCGTAATAACTACCGAAACATTACGCACAAATCCGGCCAAGCGTTTTATAACCTCTCTCGTGAGCAGATGATGAACCTGCCAGTAAAGATTTGAAAAATGGACGGACATAAAAGACGTCCATTACACTATCGGAAAAT